GCAAGTAACTTTTGTATATCGTGGCATTGCTTACACAAAATTTGTGAAGTAATAACAGCACGGGGAGCACCTCAGAGTCGGACTCCCCTGCAATTGGCTTTTGCCCTCTACGGAGGATACCTTTAGCCGTCTAGACGGTAGGGATAGACCTACAAAATCTCGAGAAAAATTTGTACAAAGAAATATAAATCTTACTTTTTAATAAAGAACAATGGCACAACAAGCCACAACAGCTACTGCCAATGGTCCTATTTATGGAGGTGCCAATAACGGTGCCCTAACAGGACTTGGTACAGCTAACGAAAGAAGAGCACTTTATTTAAAGTTGTTCTCAGGGGAGATGTTTAAAGGCTTCCAACACAACACAATTGCTAGAGACTTAGTTACAAAACGTACACTAAAAGGCGGACGCTCTATGCAGTTTATCTACACAGGTAGAACCGCAAGTGAGTTTCATGTTCCCGGACAGAGCATACTTGGTAACGATGCCAAGACTCCTCCAGTAGCAGAGAAAACTATTGAGTGCGATGATCTCTTAATCAGTTCAGCATTTGTATACGAGCTAGATGAAACACTAGCACACTACGACCTACGTGGTGAGATCTCAAGAAAGATCGGTTATGCACTTGCAGAGAACTATGATAGACGTATCTTCAGAGCTATTACAAAAGCTGCAAGACAGCCTTCTCCAGTATCCATGTCAGGATTTGCCGAGCCCGGTGGTTCTGTAGTTAAAGTTGGTGCTGCTAACAGTACAACTGCTGCTGATGCTTACGACTCTGCAAAACTAATAGATGCTTTCTATGACGCTGCTGCTATTCTTGATGAAAAAGGGGTGTCTGGTGAAGGTAGAGTTGCTGTGTTAAACCCAAGACAGTACTACGCTCTTATACAGAATGTAGGAACTAATGGTTTAATCAACAGAGACGTACAAGGTACTGCTTTACAGTCTGGTAACGGCATCATTGAGATCGCTGGTATTACTATCTACAAGTCAATGAACATTCCGTTCTTTGGTAAGTTTGGTACTAAGACAGACATGAACCCAAGAGCTTCTAACGATAACGAAGGTAGTTTCGTTGGTGCAGCTATGGGTGATCAGGATTCTAAACTAACACCTTCTAACTCAAACACACAGAAGACAATTAACAACTATGGTACAGCTGCAAAGTTTGCTAATAGCTGTGGATTAATCTTCCAGAAAGAGGCTGCTGGTGTAGTCGAGGCAATCGGTCCTCAAGTACAGGTAACATCTGGAGACATTTCAGTTGTATACCAAGGCGACGTAATCTTAGGTCGTTTAGCAATGGGTGCAGATTTCCTAAACCCTGCTTGTGCTGTAGAATTGGTAGCTGGAATTGACGTTTCTTCTAACTTCAATAACACTGCTGTTTCTAACGCATCATTCTCATAATAGAGAATACTATTTATACAGGGGGCTTCGGCTCCCTTTTTTTATTTACAAAAGTTTATGGCTTCCACAACTATTGACCTCGATACAGAACTATCCGCAGTAAATGCAATACTTGGAGCTATAGGTCAAGCACCAGTAACCAATCTTGGTAATGTAGTTGACGCTACAGGACAAGAAATACAGGGTGTGTCAGCATATGATAACCCAGAGATAGCGTTTATATATAACTTGTTACGAGATGCTAACGTAGATACACAGGGTGAAGGTTGGCATTTTAACACAGAAAAACATGTTACATTTACACCAGATGTTAATAAAAAAATAGCGATTGGATCTGATGTAATTAGAATGGATGTAACCAACGGCTGGGCTAGCAAAAAATTTAATGTTGTTAGACGAGGTGGTTACTTATACGATAAATACGACCATACTGATGAATGGGATGGGGACGTACTACTAGATGTTGTAAGACTGTACGAGTTTACAGACCTACCGCTACCTTTTAGACGTTACATAACATACCGAGCATCAAGGATGGCGGCTACACAACTGGTTGCTAACCCTCAGCTAGTACAATTATTAGGTGCACAGGAGCAGCAAGCTCGAGCATCACTTATGGAATATGAATGTAATCAAGGTAATCATTCTATGTTTGGTTTTCCAGAAGATAGTACATATCAAACCTATCAACCTTGGAGTACTCTTGGAGGACGTTAATGACAAGTATTAGACAGACCGTACCGGCTTACTCAGCTGGTATGTCTGAACAGCCAGATCATCTTAAGTTTCCCGGTCAGCTTACAGATATAGTAAATGCTATACCTGACGTAACTAAAGGATTATTTAAAAGACCGGGTAGTGCAAGAATAGGATCTACTCCATTGTCTAGTGTACAGTCTGGAGGATCTTGGTTTCACTATTTTCGTGATGAAACAGAAGGAGCATATATAGGACAGGTAGCTACTGACGGACAGGTAAGAGTATGGAAATGTAGTGACGGGACTTTGATGGGTAGTAATTATGGTGCAGCTGACTGGATTAGCAACACTACTTACTACACCAATGATAAGGTAATGAATGGTAATAAAATTTATCAAGCATTTACTACAATAAGTTCTGGTGTTGCAGCACCTACTCACTCGTCTGGTACTACAAACAACTGGGTATTTATTGAAAATGAATCAGTTGCACAGACTAGAATACAAAATTATTTAACTATTAACGATGCAACTAAAACAGAGAATCGACAGTTTTTAACTATTAACGATACTACGTTTGTTACTAATCGTGATAGTACAAATGCTAATACAAAAGTAGGTGTTACAGATTCTACAGCAGCTAGACCAGAACCACACTTTGCATTTGTTGACCTGTTACGTACAGAAAACGGTAGACAGTATGCTTTAAATATTTATGATAATGCTACTCCTACTCCACTGAGCAGAGCTACAAAAATAGAAGTAGCTTCAAGTACCTACGATGAGTCTGACGGAACAGGTCACTGCCCCGGTATAGGTACAGGTGTTTTTACAGCTAACAAATCTGGTGGTAACGGATCAGGTATTGGATCAGGCAATGGTAAAGATCTGACATTTAGATTTTCAGCTTTAGGTCAGCAAGGTGTAAGTCCTAATTATAGTGCTGCTAGTGAAGGTCCGGGTGGACAGAACTACAGAGCTGCATACAGCCTAGAAGTTACACTACTACACGGTGGAGAAGGTTGGGCTGTAAATGATACAGTTGTTATTAGCCCTTCATTTGCAGATGAAGCAGCTAACGTAACTACAACTGGAAACCCTCCTAGCACTAGCGGAAGTCAGGCTACCGTAACTATTAAAGTTCTTGAAATAGAAACTACAAATGTTAAATGCACTGTATCGTCTACAGCTGATGGACTTATAAGACCAGCTCCAACTCCATTTGATGCAGACACAGCAGTTACAGCCGACTCTATTTTAGGAGGTCTTACAACAGGATTACCTTCTGGTATTAATGCTAAGGTTATAGGTACTGGTGTCTATTACTCTAGCAGCAATCCATTTAACGTGGAGGTGGTAGAAGAAGATCTTATGCGAGTTATGCAAACTGCTGTTAACGATGTATCACGACTACCTAATCAGTGTAGAAATGGATATATTGTAAAGATAGCTAACGCTAGACTAGCAGAAGAGGATGACTACTATCTTAAATTTGACGGACAAAACGACCTTGATGGGCCGGGTTCGTGGAATGAATGTGCTGCACCGGGTATAGATAAAACACTGACTAACATGCCGTTAGTTATACAGCGTACAAGTACAACTAAATTTACAATTAAAGAGTATATATATCAAGATAGATTAGTAGGTGACGATGGGACTAATCCGCTACCTTCTTTTCATGGAAGTAGAGTAAACAAAGTATTATTTTTTAGAAATAGACTTGCATTTTTATCAGGAGAAAATGTCATACTGTCAAGACCGGGTACATTTGGTACACCAGACTTTTTTATAGAGTCAGCTCTTACAGTAGGTGCATCTGACCCGATTGATATATCTGCATCCTCTACATTTCCGTCAGAAATTTTTGATGGGATAGAAATTAATAGTGGTCTTGTTGTATTTAGTAGTAACCAACAATTCCTATTATCTACAGACTCAGAAATACTTAACCCAGAAACAGCTAAGTTACGAAGCATATCAACCTTTAATTACAACACTGCTATACCTCCTATATCGTTAGGAACTACGATAGCTTATTTAGATAGCTCTGGTAAATTTAGTAGATTTAATGAGGTCGCTAACATAGCACGAGAAGGAGAACCGAGTGTTGTAGAACAAAGTAAAGTTGTACCCACACTTATACCTAAAGAAGTAGACTTATTAACTAACTCTAGAGATAACTCTATGGTGTTAATAGGTAAAACTAATAATGATACAGTGTTTGGTTATAAATACTTTAACGTAGGGGAAAAGAGAGAACAACAAGCATGGTTTAAATGGAAGTTTAACAGACCTTTAATTTACCATTTTGTTGTCAATGATGAATACTTCTTTTTAGACGCAGACTATTTCTTACAAAAAGTCAGCTTAGTACAAACAGATAATGATATAGCTATAGATCACGAAGATGTAAACTATGTATTACACTTAGATAACTATACAACTGTAGCTAACGGATCTTATAATGCTACTACAAACCTTACTACATTTACTAACCAGTCAGACTGGATAGATCAAATCAGTTCTTACAATGGTACACTGGTTGTTATAGATGACAATGCTGGTGCTACTAGAGTAGGTAGGTATGCAGTATGTACAGTTATTAATAATGATGACTTTACTTTACCGGGAAACTGGTCGAGTGCTACACTTAAAATAGGATACCTGTATGAATACAAAGCAGAGTTTCCGAGAATATACCCTACAAAAGTTGAAGGTGAAAGAGCCTTTGCAGATGTTAACTCATCAGTTGTAGTACACAGAATCAAAGTACACTTTGGTAAGATAGGTTTATACGAAACTACGTTAACTCGTAAAGGTAAACCTAACTACTCTGAAGTATACGAGTCTACATTACTTGACGAGTATGACGCATCCGATGCACCGTACTTAGCAGAGTATATAAAGACTGTACCTATATATGAGCGAAATACTAATGTAGGTATTACACTTAAATCAAGTCATCCATCACCAGCTACACTACGTGGTATGTCATGGGAAGGAGACTATACACCTAGATTTTATAAACGTGTCTAATTATATACACCCAATCACAACTAAGGCTGCCTACGAGGTGGCCTCTAACTTACGTCCAGAAGACCGCAGAGAGCTTGAAGAGGGCTGGGGGGTAGAACCTATCCGCTACCTTCTTTTCACTGCTCAGACGACCCCCTGTGTGTATTTTACATCACCTAGCGGCAAGGCTGCCGGGATGGCTGGAGTCGGACGTAACAATGATATATGGATGCTCTGTACACCAGTCATTCATGAGAAGCCGATGTTGTTCGTAAGAGAGGCGAAGCGGTATGTCGATAGCCGTAAGGAGCCCCTCCTCTGGAACATCGTTGATAAAAGAAACACAGCTCACATAAAGCTGTTAAAATTTTTAGGATTCAAGTTTTTACGTGAAGTATTACATGGTCCTAACTACTTACCATTTATAGAGTTTTGCCGTGTGTGCAGATGCTAATGCCGCTCAACGCCATGCTGCCAAGCAGCGTTGGCTTGACAAGAATTTTAAATACAGATCCGAAGGGACGAAGTATCACAACAGAGAAGTAAAAGGAATTATAGGTAATCAACGTATAGCCCGTGGTTATAGTAGAGCTACCAGTGATTCCCTTATGAACGCCTACACTAAGTTAGGTGAGTCATATAAACAAACAGAGTCTTTATACAAGAAGTTTTATAAAGGTCAGAAAGGTTTTGAAGGCGGACGATCAAGAACAGCTAGAAGAGGTAACTTACTTGCTATGCTGCAAGCTAAAGGTAAACTAGAAAATGCTGTGTCGAATGAGTTCGGTCGAAATCTTGCAACGAGATATCAAGGTAATCGTAGACAGATGATGAACCTACGTGCTAAGAATAGAGCTAACGTTGGATACTTACCCGAGTATGGTGCACCAGTTATGATGCCACCTAGTGATAGGTTTAGTTCATTCCTTAACTTTGGTTTAGGTGTTGCTGGACTGTTTACTTCTGATATAAATATAAAAGAAAATATACAATATGTAGGCAGCTCACCACAAGGTCATAACATATGGGAGTTTAACTATCAAGGTGACTCTAAACGTTATCGTGGAGCTATGGCACAAGAAGTTGCTAAACTTCAACCCGATGCTGTACATGTAATCGAAGATGTATTACACGTAGACTACAGTAAAATAGATGTAGACATGGTGGAGGTAGTATGACCCAATCATATTTTGAATCGTTAGGACGGGCAAGCTCTCGTCCTCCTGATCTTAGTAAGACTAACTATCTGGAAGAAGAGCCTACAGAAGCTCTAGTAGATGTCAAGAATAAAGAGATAGATAAAGCTATCAAAGATTCTGAAGCATTTCATAAAGCTAATATAGAAATGTTTAATGCAGCTCATTCTCAAAAGATGACTAACATTAACAAGCTTATTAACTTTTTACCTAACGCTAAGAAGTTAGTTGAAAGGCAGCAAGAGTTTGGCGATCGTAGAGATGAGTTAAACAGACTTAAAGGTATAGGTGAAACATTAGAAACTGATGCACTTGAGCAACAGGCTAGTGGATTAAATGATGAAATAGGTGTCGAACTTAGTGGTGAAGCTGGTAAGCTAGAAGCTGACGGTGCACCATCTGAGCTGATAAATACAGCACAAGCTGCGTCTATTTCTACACCACAACAAAACATCCGAAATGCTATTGATAAAGAAACACAACTGTTTCCGTCATATTTATCAGAATCTAAACGTACGTTAAGACTAGCTGATGGTAGAGGGTATACTGAGTTACTTAATAATGATGACTATATAGATTGGTATGATACTCATGCTGCTATAATGCTAAGTGACTTACATGAAAAGTATCCTGACGTACCAGAAAGATTACTACTTAAAAAATGGATACCAGCATACAGAGAAAATAGAAAAACTTATCTCTTAAATGCAGCACAGACACAAAATGCAATAGCTACAAATGCGTTTGATACTAATAACAAAATTAAGTTATGGGATTCTACACAAGCTGAAGTCGGTGCAGCTGATGCTCTGTTTGGTCCTACAGGATATATAAAAAGAAGAGCCGCCTACTACGAAGAACTTTACCCCGGTCAGGGTATGAAGTTTGCTAGACAGGAAATGGTTAAGAATATTAAAGAAGGAGTCAAAGAAGAATATGTTACCACTCTTGATTTTTTGGAGGAAGAGTTCGTTGCAAATGATGGTAGCAGAACTACATTTCAGAAGAAGTTTCCTAGAGAATCTGCTGAGATACGTGGAGACTGGATTAAGCAACAGAATAGCAGATATTCAGAACAAGAAGAAAGATTAGAAAGTGCAAAATCTTTATGGGAAAGTGTCAACATTGATGATTTTGATGGTGTCAAAGACTATGATTGGATGCAAAGCACAGCTAAATCTTACAGAGAAAAGTTCCAAACTACTGACTATCCAGAAAAACTAAAAAAAGCATATACTGATAGCTACGAAGATGAGTTTGAGAAAGTTAAACGATTAGCTCACGTCGCAGCTCAGGGTGGTACAGTTACATTAGAAGATGTATCTACAATACAAAACCCACCACTAAAAGAAAAAGCTATGAAGCTGGTAGAACAGACTTCACTAGCTGGTGTACCTAAAGAAATAGAAACAGATAGTAAAGAGTTTATAAAAGCAAACATAGCTAAGTATACATTTGAGAATGATCTTAGTAAGGCACAGACACCTAAGTTCAAAGCTATGGAACGTCAGTCTTATAAAGAATTTATCAAAAAATATGGTGAGCTAAAGAATCAAAACCAAACAGATGCTGTAGCCCAACGTGGAGCTGAAGAGCATGTGCTTAAGAGAATTAAGGATGGTGATTTTGATGCACTACCTGAGTACCAGTATAATACTACAGGAGCCTACGATATAAACGTAGCTAGAACAGCTCTTAAAATAGATCCTACTTTAATATATAGTAACGTAGCTATGGCTGGAGAAGCTCCATACTTAGCTGAAGCTGAAACATATTTTAAGTCTGACTATAAAAAAGGTAGTATACCAGAGTACTATAAACTACTATCACAACTATACCCTGACTTAGATCCACACGATCTAGCTAAAACTAGACTAGAGAATGTAGGACTTATTAAAGAAGATACTAAATCAGCATACGATGGTGTTAACAATCCTAGACTACTAACAGATAAGAACACATCTTCCAGAACTATAAGAAGTGCACTTACTGATAATAATATGGATTGGATTTTAAATAGAATAGAAAACCCTGCACAGAAAGAACATGGAGGTTTTGATGCAATCAGAAACCGTAATGGTCAGTATGTAGAGTTACCTAAACGACTTACAGAACACACAGTTGGAGAAGTATTAGGTCTTATACAAAGAGGATATACAGACTTTGGTATGTATGACATGACTGGTAGTGGACTACTACAAGTACTATCTTCGGGTAGTATGCCCTTTGAGTTAGACGATATGTTTGACGAAGGCACTCAGAAAGCTATAGTATTAGGCCGATTAAGATACAAGAATCAACAAGGTAAAGCATTAAACGGTTTACCTCAATTCAGAAGACTTGTAAACATTCCTCGTGCAGAAAGAGAGGAGTTTGAAAAGATTGTTGGTGACATACCTCCTATGAACCAGCTTGATAATTTGCTTCCAGCGGTTGCCAAGGCACTCGTGGAAGATACAATATAATTAATTATGGAAGACAATGAGTTAGATCCGTTAGCGGTCGAACAAACTGAGCAGCTTGTTAATGAATTTGATAATCAACAAATACAGCATGAAGCTACGGCTCAAGCTAAAACAACAGAACAGGCTCAAGAAACCCAAGCTCTAACTGAGCAAGCTGATCCAAGGACCGCTGAAAGATGGGGATTAAATGCTTACGCTAAGGAAGCTCAATCTATTTTGTCAGGTGGTTTACAGGATACAGCCTCTTCTCTAGCTACCTTTCCAGAACGCACAGTAGATGCGATCTCTGGAGAGATGCAGAGAGAAAGAAAAGAAAAAGGTTATTACGAACCAGAGTGGCAGCCATTCAAAAGTTATGAAGATCCCATAGTTACTAAAACATGGTGGGGTAAACTCATGCGAGGCACTGTACACTTTGGTAGTATGGCACTCGGAACAGTAGCAGCAGCTAAAGGGTTAGCCGTAACAGGTGTACCCTTACTAGCTGGTGGTGCTTCAGCATTACTAAAAGCTGGTAGCTTAACAAGAGCTGCCGGTATTGGTGCAGCGTCTGACCTTATATCTAAAGAATCAGACGGACACAACGCTCTAGGAGCATTAACTAAACACTATGGTTGGGCAGATACACCACTAACTACTAAGGATACTGACCATCCTATTATGATGAAGGTAAAAAACATCGTAGAAGGTATGGGAATAGGTCTTGCATTTGATGGTGCACTCTATTTAGTAGGTAAAGGTGGTAGAAAAGTGCAGGCACAGATAGCTGCACGTAACCAAAACATAGAAGACCAGACAATAGAATCTGGTATTGCACAGATCCGTAAAGGTGAAGAAGAATTTAGAGCTGATAAAAACTCTCCTATAGCTGACAGACAGCAGGGAGCACACGTATCAGAGGTAGATCCACAGACAGCTAGAGAACAGCTAGGTCGTACACGTAACGAGTGGGGATCTGAGGATGGTTCTACAGGATCAGTCACTAGACCACTAGAACGTGAGCGTATAGCTAACGAAGGTGGGACTACAGATGAGATTGTTGAGACTACTTTACGTGGATTAATGAGTTCAGATAAGTTTGCAAGAGAGTTAGAACTCGTAAAAGGCAATAGAAAAGCACTTGTAGACACATGGAGAGATGCCATAGAAGGTCACATGCGTATCACACAGGGTAGAAATGCTCTTGATATGACACCCGACGAGTATCTTGCAGAGCTATTTGCTACAAATGATGTTGTAAATGGTCAAGAAATTTGGACATCTGAGAACGTAGTGGTAGGTGACTTGGTTGTAGGTACACTACTTAAGCAACTAAGAGACACAGGCATAGCTGGTAGAGA